ATATCTCCACGTGGATCAAAACAGATCTTCAATCGTCCTTTGTGAAATTTAGTGCATATGACTTTGAGTCGAATGATGAGACCACCACGCCAATTGAGGAACATATGGCTCATATAAGAGAGAGGTGTATGGTATACGCGTTTGGCAACATTGGCTGAACCACTGTTCACAAGATCCACATTCATCAACAAGCAAGGTGTAATTCTTGCATTGAAAATAGGTGTGGATCGTGAATCTGATGTAGCCCAGCTCGCGTAACCAAAGTATGATTCCTTCTTCTTCAAGTAACTAACCGATAATTCATCTTGGTCTTGTACATTGTGGATAGAAGGATCAATACTTAGTTCCTGTTTAGGGTCCAACGTCAATTTCTGCACTGCCGTAGATATATGGGACGATGCAAGCATCGGGCCATTCATAGGCATGAATCCATTGATTTCCCTAATTACAGGTACATTTGTAAAGCCAAACAGCCGGGCAATCCCAGCTGTGGCTCTTGCACCAATCTCTGTTGCACGCGCAAACTTACCGATCACAGGCACATGAGTTAACGACTTTGCCACACTCGCAAGTGCGGTAGCGGGGCCCGAAATGGCCCCTTCAATATACTCATCTCCTTGAACGGATAACTTGGTTGTGGCACCCATAAGTTGAACATCTGTAAGCCATGCATAAGTGTTCACAGTCACTGCGGTAGAACCGCCAGCAACTGCTGAACGCAAAGCTCCAAAGATGACTAGCTTGAGTGCACCAAAGTTCTGAATGTCTGAGGCGCTTGTTAGATCCAACCAATTCTTATGATACAAAAAGGGTAATTCCATCTCTCCACCAGCGTTAGCTTGTGGGTAGATAAAGAACCCAGGTTGTTGCGAATATGGCACATTCACCGCCAATAAATTGACAGTGTTTGTCCGAATCTTATCGGTTGAAAATCCAACTAGCGGTGCATAACAGGCGCGCATAGCACCATACTGGAACGGGGTACCATTGATCAAAATCTTCAAATGCAGTTTTCCACGCACGAATGCGAAATTATCAATTTTCTTCTTGACTGCTGTAGAATTAAGATACAAGTACCACGGTAAGAGTGTGGTTTTGACTCCGGCTGAATCGCCAGTTGTCCATGTGGTCGAATCGATCAAATTAGGACGGGAGAGAAAGGCTCCAAGGCCGATATCTTCCGTACCATCCACTATGGCAACGGCGTTCTCAATTGCAGGTGCACTAACCATATTCCCACCAGCATTGTCCTGGAAAGTTGTGGTCTGAGAAGTTTCGACGGCACCAGCACGAGCAAAAGCTCCACTATTCTCATCATCAGAAACTTCCTCTGACGCATCTGCTTGCACGCTCAACAAGCGTGGATCTAACTGATTATTAGGCCCATAGTACGGTTCAGTATACCGACCATGGTCTGCACTTCTTTCGGTGAGTGCATCAACAAACTCTTTTTCTTCATTTCCAATTGTGTTCGCTGACTAATTTTCAGGCGACGGGACAGCCAAATCCTCGTCGTCGATCTCCAGACTTTCAAAGCCTGGAGGTATGTTTTGCGACTGATAACGCTCAATCAACTCATCAAATGTGAGCAACTGTTTTGTTTTCTCAATACAGTTAAACGGGAAGCGATCAAAGATCATTCGAAAGAAACCATGATGTTCTTCGAACTTCTTCCTTCCGTGGAAGAATAATTCGTTGTTCACACACGTGATAACTTCAACCATCTGAGCAGAACTATCAATAGTCTGTGATGGGAGCCACACAGTGAGTGTTTTGTGCAGTGAAGCAAGCTCCAACGGGCAAAGCCATGCTTTCACTTCTTCATCCCAACGCCACTTGCGTTTTAGAAACGAAACATCATCAATATGGATGTACGGTATACTTTCCGACTGTTTGTCGGCCATCGTGTACTCAACACCAATCGATGCCATAATGTTCTGAATCGCAGTATGATGGAACCACGCACACTTGGTGCTGATTCCCATCGCGTTGTCATCTCCGTACGTGAAGAGATGCACATTTTTTCTAAACGTACGTGCTTCCTTTTCCGGATTCGACATATAATATGCATAACGCATGTACAAAGAGTTCACAAAAGAGTTGATGATCACAGTCAGAGCATGCCCTGACGGATTCGTGCCGAAAAATTCGACCAAATCACCTCTAAAATTACAAATGGAAAACGCAATATCATAACCGATACACATAATCACACGACACTCCTTGGCATCATATCCCGCTATCTCATGCAACTTGGCAATCACTGAGAAAGCATACAACAAAATTGCTGCAGCCATCTTCTTATCATAACTACCATAGTCGCCTGCTGCTAAACGATCAGGACCAAAACTAATCAGCCATTCTCGGATCGCAGCCCACTCTGGGGATTGTGTCACAGTTCCAGGGCCCGCCTCAAAGACGAACTTATTTTTCTGAACCAAACGCACAAACGATAAGAGGTACTTACGAGTTACTATACAATGATCAACAGGTTGACCAGTGAAGACTCGTGTTTTCTTCTTCTCAATTTTGGCGAAAGGTGTAGCGCAGTCCTTCAAGTGTGCTGAGAATACAGGGTAAGCGCGTCGGCCTTCTCCGTAGCACTTTTCGATCTCAGCCACTCGCTCCCAGACTTCATCGGGGAGGTTGACACCGTCCGGATATGCATCACACGGATCCGGTACCAAGTAATTTTTCTTCGTGGTATTCCACGGAAAGCCCATCGAGCTATTCCGGTTCATCCCATCAATAAATTTCACACTTGGTACACCATTCACAGCTGCTTTGTTAGATAGAACAACAAGTTCTTTCTCCCAACCAGCTGGCAATTCCGCGACAATGTCATCCACGAACGCTTCAGCGCATTCTTGAAATGCGACACGATCGAAAATGTTCTCAGGTTCCACCATCTTGACTAAATTGTTTCGCCACGGTGCATAACCTCGCATCTCTGGCTTACCATGGTCAATCTCCACGCCAAAATGTTCTTGCATCTCTTCACTCAATAGTGTAGGGATAACTCGACTTTTATAGCGTGGTTCTGGTAGATCCAAAGTGCCATACACGCGCATGGTTCCTTGAGCAATGTAACGACTCATTGAACGGACATTCAACGCACCAACATGCACTTGACGATCCTGCACAGACAACATAGGTGCACCACCACCCTCCACATTGAAGGGTATCATCTCATCAGCATCTACGGCAGCACATAGTGCTTCCACATCTGATTTCATGACTTGTAGTACGCCACAGGCTCTGTCTCGACCCAACAAGTGGATACCCACAATCGCAACACCCAGAGGCACCATTGCAAAAGTAAGTGAGCCACAGTCTCCATTGACAGTGTCTCGATCACTTGTACCTTGATACACAGGCAGAATCAATCCAAGATCAGGTACTGGACACGCGGGTAGTAGATCGACACCGAAAACTTCAGCGACATCCACATTACCCTCAGGCGTCCTTCGTACTTCACACATTCTTGTGACTGTAAATTCTTTCTCTGCCCAAAACTTGAGGATATTCTTCTCTGGTGGACGAGCAATCACACGCAACATACTGAGATCTTTGAGCCGATCAAACTTGATCTCTCCTTTCTTCACTCGGATGTGCATGTTACTACTTACACCATCGGCAATGGGAGCAGAAATGATCTCAAGATCACATTCATCTTCCATATGTCGATATAAGTGTGCAGGGGCTAGCAAATAACCACCTGACACAAAAACTCCACAAGTTTGGCGTACCCGGATACTGGGTCCTTCTCTCGTCCGACAACTCAAACGCACAATATTTCGTGCGAACATATCTCTCACTTCAGAGGGGGTCTTTCCAACCAAACTTGTACTAGGTACAGGTAGATCAAAACGACTCGTCTCAAGAGTGGCATTATACCACACATTTTGAGTGACTTCTTTTTTGAGTTGCTCTTCTGTAGTGTTGAACTTGTTGCCCTGCGTGGGCAAATCCTCAGCCTCATACTCGTAT